GTCCCTATCTTTAACCCAGACCATATCAGGTCTAAAGGAGCCACCGGAAGCATTCGTTAATGTCCTTGCCAACTCAGAACCAGTTCCAGCGAACGTGTCTACTTGGAAGTATTTAGATGGATCAGTGATGTCCGAGTCTATTTCATCTGCGATTGTTTTAGAGTTTATGACTTTATAGCTACTATCACTGGGAGAGTAGCCACGTTGGCCGAAGTCCCATTCGCAACCAAGTGTGTACATACCCGCAAAGATATTAAATTCCGTTGTAGGGACTGATGTAAGTTGGCCGCCAAACGCAGAGCCTTCAATTTTAATATCTAATGTGTGAGAATCCTGATCCAGCAAAAACTCAATGACATCATTGTCATCAATACTCCCGGCTGTAGCGTTGTGATGTGTGGTGGCTGTGCCTCCCTCAAACTGGTAGACGAAATTAGCATCGTAAACGGATGAAATACCAATTGCTGTATCTGGCCAGGTATCAGGCGACAGGCTACCCGTGCTATTTTCACTTGCACTTTCGGATGATGTTATGCCGATGTAGCCGTCAACGGACCCGCTCGGTGAGCCATTAATCGTTACCTTAAATCCCCACTTACCTGTCACAGGAATACGCAGCGTGGAGACATACCCGTGCCACGCTCCTCCAGCAGATTGGGATAAGTTCCCATCAGCTAATGTACCACCTGATCCCAAACCGTTTTGGGAATTAGGTACTGGGTAGTTAGCACTTACACCGTCTTCGGAATTAGTTGGACTGTCCTTCACAATATCGGCAGATACAATGTTTGAAATAGTCCAGTCGTTTGAATTGTTACTTGCATCTGTACCCGATTGCATGTCCGTGCCATCTGGTAGATACCAACTCTCTGCACCTTTAGCGTCTACTAACGTAGTTAAATCAGCTTCACTTTTAACAGCCCATCTCCCCTCGTCATCAAATGCACCAAAATCGGTGTTAGTAACAGCACCGTCTACGAAACAAAAGTTAGTCAGGTAGCCATCATAGTGGTGCGTATCAGCGTAGCCATAGCGGCTTATGTATTGGGCGACGGCATTATTAAATCCAGTCGTAACTCCCGAACTTGCCGGTGTCGTTGTTTTAGTGATTTCTGTTACCTCAACGCCATTTACAAACAGCTTCGATGCGTCCGCTGCCCAGGTGAATATGATATTATACCAGGCTGTTGTATCGCGGAACAGATCCACCGTCGTCCAAGTCATCTGGTTAGCAACAGTACCGTCTTCCATCGCGATTTGTAGGGCATTGGTAGCTAAAAATTTGATCTCATTCTGATAAGACCCGCTATGTTGAGCGGTAAATACGCGTTGTAAAATTCCCAACGCGCTACGCTTAGTCTCAAACATGACAGACCAATCAGCAGTATCTCCCGCGCCGCCCGGAGTCATAGTTAAGGATGGGCTATCGGCGTCATTAAATATGCAACTATCTGCTGTGACATCACCGGTGAACCCAACAGCAGCAGCACCGCCGCTGGAATTGCGTTGCCTGTTTAGAATGGGCATTTAGACCTCTCTATTGTCGGGGTGAACGGGAGTGACTGGAAACTCTGTAGCCACATCGTAGTCAGCCACATCTTGTTGATCGGTTAGAGCATCAATAGCTGCGTGATGAACAACCTCTGCTTCGAAGCAAGCATCAACATGGTCACCAACAGCGACTGCCATAGATTTGAACTTCGCCATCGTAAAGGTAGGCCGAGTTGGGGTCCATGTGTCACCACCTGTACCTGTCTCCTCGACTAGTGACCACTTACGAGAAGGGTTGCCGCTCTCGTTACCGTGTACTGCCGCTCTGACTAGTCGATCTTGGGACTTATCAGATACATCGACGACGTATTTGACTGCACCATCCACCCAGTAGATCTGTGAAACGGAGACGCGCCGCCGCTGTTGTGTAGCAGAATACTTCTTCCGCCGCTTTAAGATCTCAATGGCCTTGTAGACAGGTGTCGTCGTGCGAACCACAACCCCATCCAGGGGAGCAGCATCAACAGGATTGATCGCACTCTGATATTCCCTATCGTAGCCCTTCTTTGAGAGATCTTCGAAGCGATAGATGTCTAAGGTTGCCAACTCGGCAGGAGACCACAGCTTGTAGATCGTAGGTGGCTGTTTAGTACCATCCTCCGTTTCAAACCAACCGTTGCCCTGCATTGTCTGCTGAACCGCGCCGTCTTTATATACACAAAACATTTTATATTCTCCTATGCTAGAGCCAAAACGGCTGTTATCTCCATGATGCCATCCGCTCTGATAACATAATCAACACGATCTTTAGCCCCATTAGTCGCGGTTATAACGGGGTCCGTACCACCAACAGATAGATATTCAGCGTTGAATGCCAAGGTCTTGGGGGATGAGGCGTGTTGCGTGATGAATATCGATCCACTCTGCCCAGCCACCTGAGTACCCGTGGGGGCACTGAGGGTTGTGTTCTCTGTTAACGTATGAGAGAAGTCATTACTATCACCGAAGTTGATGGCGATAGCGTTGGACGATGACGAGAGGGCTGTAACTGTAGCCCGCTGGGCACCAGTCCAGGTGATGTCTCTAGCTTCAAACGTCACCCAGGTTGCGTCAGTGGTATCGTGTGCTAGAACTTGGTCTGCTGTACCCGCTGCAAGCCTCTCTACGGCACCAGAAGCAGCACCCCGGATGATATCACCCTGGGTGGTCATTGGATTGCCGCCGAGGGAGTTGTCAACATATGTCTTAACCGCACCCTGTGTTACACCAAGCGTTGCACTACCTGTAGCCACATCGCCGTTATCGATCCCCGTGACCGTAGCGCCTGTGGCTAGGGCCAGGGAGGTTGATCCGGTAATCGTAGTGAATGCACCAGTGGTAGCCGAAGCCGCACCGATAGCCGTACCGTCAATAGAGCCACCGTTTATGTCGATGGTTGTCACAACACCCAGGTCACTAGACGTTCCAGAGAAAAGTGCCCCAGCCGCCGTAACCTGTGCATCTGTATAGGTGATGTTACCGGTGCTTGAGCCAGTTGCTGTGGTCGTACCGAAAGCGAATACATCACTGCTCTCGTCCCAACCCATGAATGCGTTAGGGCCTGTACTCCCCCGTTCCATCACGATCCCGAGGTCGTTTGCGTTAGACGCAGCACCATTGTTTAGTTCGATCAAGGGATCAGCGATAACTTGATTCGTAACGCTGTTGGTTACAGTAGATCCGTTAATTGTGAGGTCACCCGTGACTACGAGGTCACCCGCAACGTCTAGATCAGCAGTGGTTTGAATACTATCAACCCATAGCTTGAGCCACCGGACTCCGGTAGTGCCCAGGCTATCGGTGCTATCTGCGTCAGATACGACATCACCACCATGAGTGGTCACCCCTACAATCTTAGCGGTTGTACCGATATACGCTGCCTTAGCTACGGATAGCCCGCCATCAGTCTGAAGGCTACCATCTGTAGCGGTAGTGGCATCAGTTGTTGAGTCCGTCTTAAGAACACCAGAGAACGTACCAGCGGCCCCTGTAACAGCCCCAGAGGCTGCTAGGGTGCCTGTGACAGACACACCGGTGGTCGAGTAGTCAACAACCTTCACTCCGTTCAGTGAAAGACCAACATTATTGGCCCCAATTCGATAGAATCCACTGTCAGGGTCAGAAGCGTAAGAAAAGTAGGGGAGTGCTACGGTTCCATCAGCCCCAAGCCACTGTGATCCAGTGTTACCTGTGGTTGTGAAGCCGGTTCCAGAACTGTCAACAACAACATAGGCATTGGCCGGTAACAGGCTATCAATGACTGTGGATGTGATCGTGGTGTTACCGAGGGGAATCGTAACTGTACGGTCAAGTTCTTCCTGATGTTGTAGAGCGATCATAACGCTCTTGTCGGCCATATCTTCCTGTGTTTCAGGGAAGTAGCCGCCTTGATTCTCCAGGTTTGTAGACTGCAAGAGGGGCATAACCCGCTTGATGACTAGGTTCTCACCTGTTGCTAGGGTCGAGTAGGAGCTACCACTCACCGGGAACGTAATAGATCCGGTGCCGGGGTAGGAAGCTACGACGACAGTGTAATCCGTAGTTAGAACAGGAACGGTTTCCACCCCTGTAGCCACTACGACTTTGGTCACTGTGATCTGTGTGTTATCGTAGATAACTAAGTCACTGAAGGAGAACGACGTTGCCGAATCATTCCCCGAAACCGTTACCTCTTTAGTTGTTGTTTCGACAGTCATTTTTTGTTCCTAATTGCGTTTTACTATTTCAAGGAGATTATCACTTAGAGCTATTTTTAGATATGTTTTCAGTGAACCCGAATATCTGCTTCATACCCTGCTCATGTTTGCCTTTATTTATGTTATTTATTCCGCTTACGATATTCGTCACCTGATCCAGAGGAAGCCCAGTAAGCTGCCCCGTAGCTCCGATAATATCTTTAAGAGCTTCAAGTTCTTCGACTGCGGAAGTGTTTCTACCGAGTGCATCATAGACACCCTCCCATAGTTCGTTTATGATTTTAGCCATTGGGAGTTCCAGCCCTGTATTCGCACGGTAGGTTTTATCGCCGTATAGGGCTGCTGCACCGTGCATCAGTAGGTCACCGAAGATCACGAAAGAGTTGAGTTGCCCGAGGGTAGCTGCGACCAGCATACGATCTTCTTCCCACTTAAACCCACTTGAGATGAATTGAATCATCATGGGAATTACGAAGTGGTAGTAGGCCATTCGTTTGCCGAACTCTCGGTATGTAATTTTGCCGGTTCCACCTAAGCCTACAGGTCTCTGCCTAATAGCTCTAATTTCGCCACGCAGTAGTGAGAAGCGTGAAGTCATAAACATGGTTAATGTCCGACCTATAGCTCCAGAACGTTGCATCGCAGACATCTTATCGATGTCAGCCGATTGCTGGGTTGAGTTGACGGCATCTGCCACCATCTGATAAGCAACCTTATCTGATAACCCTTGCTTCTTAGCGTTCTTATAGACAGCCCAGCCACCGACGTAGATCGGGAGTTTATCACCCAACCGAATAGCAGAGAAGAGGATGTCTTCCATTTGTTGAGATCTCTTGTGTTGGAACAGCTTCGGATCAGAGCTACCGATGGAAGACATTACGAACTCCACGGAACTCCCCCGAGATGAGAGACCTGGTACATTCTCAAACAGTTGTTTAACGATCTTCTTAGCCGCTGTGGGGCTTTTGAAGAAGTCAGCGTGAGAGGCCATGAACTGTACCACAGGAACGTTATCCATCATCGCGAAGTACGAGACCAACTGTTTCACCCCGATAGTAGGCTTCAGAGCGAGAACTGATTTAGAGAACCGTCTATTGAAATTACCAATCATCTCTTCAACCTGAGTGCCTTTGTTACGGTGACCGGGTCCAAAATCCTGAATGAAGCTATCGATAGCCCCGTTCATCGCTTTGCCGTGGTGGGCTTGGATATCCTTCTTTAACGGATCACTAGCAAACACGTTCTTGATAAATACAACCTTCTCCGAGGTTTCGATAAACCAGGCCATCTCGTGAATGTATCTGTTGATAGTCCCAACATCGCTTCTACGCATCAGAGGGATCGTAACATCTTGCTCCCTGGACTTCAGGGCAGTCGCAAGGGTAGCTCTAAACTTCGGCTCATCAGCAATGATACTGTCGTCCCCAAAGCGGTCTCTCCCGCCTACAGGTGCATCAGACAGATCCCTCTGGATGGGGCTATAGAATTCATTAAAAGGTAGATCAACCCCGCGAGTACGCCGGTACACCTTGTTAACCTGTTTATACCATTTCTTATATAGGTCTAACTGTCCTTGAGCGAAGGCATAGTCGGCAGCGTCTAAGTGCGCAAACATCGCTGTTAGCATCTCTTCGGTGAAGGCGTTGCCGGTGGTATCCCGCACGGTAGGGCTGATTGACGGGTCTTGGAGTTCCATCCATAGCTTTCTAATCTCAGCTTTCGAGTACTCTAGGTGGATAGCCTCCCCCCGCTTGTTCAGGAAGGTGCCTAGTTTGAGACGTACAGCATCCTCAAAGAGCCTGTCTTGTAATTGTTGCCCGTCTAAGTTCATGGTCTTCATACCCATTTCGGTGAATTCGGCATGCCATTGCTGAGTCCGGCCCTTAGCCGCTTGTACGACATGCGTCATACGCAGACTCTCAATCAGATCTCGGGCACTGACACCCTTCTTATTTAAGGTGATATCTAGTAATTCATCCCAGCCGTTGTGCATACTCCCAAGGGCCGTCGTAACGTCTTGAGCCTTGGCTCTCATAGTTCTCCAGAACCCAACAGTTTCAAACGTCCTCGTAGGTACGCCCTGGGTCACGGCTTCCCGTGCCGCTGCTACAGCCTCTGCACGGGCTTCAGCAAGCTGTTGAAATCTAGCCCGACCTACAGCACTACTGTCTTCGATCAGTGCTGTTAAATCTAATAGTAGGTTCTGGGCTTCTTGGTTACTCAGGCCACCGTCTCCAGCAGCTACAGCAAGCAGTTGCCGTCTCAGGGCCTGGTCACCGTCGAGGTCTGGGTCGTTTAATTCTTTCTCTAAGATCAGTTTAGCTTCACCAACGGGCATGTTAACGGCCTCTCGTGCCTTATCTAAGATACCCTGGGCAGTGGCATCGCCATCGCCCGCCGGTTGCTGACCACCCTTTTTCGTTTTCGTCTTATTAAGTGCTGTTTTAATAGCAGCCCGGATCTCGGTACGTTGATTAGTCTCAACCATCTGTGCTGCTCTAGCCCGGACTTGTGGGATAAGCCTGTTGAGCATTTCGACGGTTTTAGGTTTATTAATACGGGCACTGAGGGTCTTGAGTTGCTCAGGTTTGAGACCCAGTTTCCCCAGGTTCTTAGAGATTACGGATTTACGCTGTGCTACCGTTTGGGTGGAGGTAATACCGGCCTTGAATGCGGCCCGTGTCTCTCGGACGACCTCTCTGGTTGACTGAACACCTAATTGACTCAATCGACTAGGTTTGGGTTTGGTAGTGGTCGGAGCCGCTGATCCGTCAAGACTTGGCTCAACCTGTAGCTCAGGAAACGTCAAAGCGACCTGTTCGACGCTTGCTTGGTCAACTGCACCCAAGGCGGTCTCTAGTTGTACAAATAGGTCTGTTGTAGGTGTTTGGTCTTTCTTAGATTTACCCTGGTTCTCGGTCTGTATCCGTTCAATCTCGTCTGCAATACGGATGACCCCAGTCTCCAGAACAGACAAATCCTGATCTAGCTGGGATACCCGGCCCTCGCGGGCCACTTGATCTACAGTTGCTCGTCGGTCTGTCACCTTCCCGACCAGGTCGGTTAACACGGCATAAACGTCGTCAGTAGCACCATCGAGGACTTCCGTAGCGTTCCCTGGACGGAACTTACCGATAGTCGCTTGAACACGCTCTTTCAGTTCAGGTGAAGCGTTATAGCCTTCGAGATCAGCGGCCAAATCTGCCGTCATCTGTTCATCACTAAAGAGGGCCTCGGACGCTTCATGGAATGATGGCTTATCTTGGTTTAGTTTTATGTGGGCGGTTATGGTTTCCGCTCCTGGGTTCCCTAGTACATACGTCGATAGGGCCTCGACGCTGACACTAATGTCCGTAACACCTCCGTCTAGGCCAGCTAGTGGGGAGATATCGAGGGATTCTGATATACCAAGGAGTTCGATAGCCTCGGCAGGGTTTTCCTGTGTATTAGCCCATCGGATCAGAGCCTCTGTGGATATGAAAACTTCATTGACGCCCTGTTCCCGAAGCGTTGCTGCTGCTAGTTGAGCAGCCTTTTCAGGGGAACGATCCTGTAGCTTGGTGCCAGACTTGTTAGCGTTTATTTCATCAAGGACTTGTTTCTCTCTACGGGCCTTAATTAGATCCGTTGTGGCGCTGACTGTGACCCCAACAGTACCACCCAGGAAGGCTCCCGCAGCGAAAGCTTCGATCATTTGATCGGTCAACTCTTCAACGTTAACTTCGGTATCAGTGGCGTGGGATGCCGCGATTTCAGATACAGCCTCCTGTACAGCTTCAGTGATACCTTCGAGGGCCATAGTTTTGGCCCCTACTTTTGCCAGCTTTGCAGCACCCGCGCGAGACATAATCTTGGTAGCGGCCAGTTTGACCACCTGTTCCCCAGCTTCTCTGCCGAATGCTTTAACCAGTGCTGAACCGACCTTATAGGGCAACACACTGTCGAGAGCCGCAATAATGGCCCCCGAACCGAACGCTGTTAAGGGGGCTTCTACGTCCTTGTTTTTGCCTTTAATAGCACTTTGGGTTTCCCCGACCCCTAACACTAGGGATGGGATAAACGTACCAAGTACTGCGCCAATAGTCGTACCAACGACAGGAACTACGCTACCGATAGCTGCACCGGCAACGCCACCAACGATGGACGGAGCCATCAGGGGGATCTGTTCACCAGCAGTTTGCTTCATCCAGTTAAAGAAACCACCCGCATCTTCTATATCTTGAAACCTTTGTTTGCTGCCACCTGAACGGGCCTCTGCTTGGTTTTTCTCTGCACCCGCTTGACCAAAAGCTTCTAAAGACTCAGAGCCCACAAGCTCACCCGTCGCCTCTAGTGTACGATAGCCGAACTCCTGTAGGATATCGACGCCTCTACTGAACGCCCCTGTAAATGTCAGCTTAGTCACTGATTGCTCGAACTTCACTAATGAGCGAACGTCGTCTGAAACCAGGGGAGCTAGTTGGCCGTCGAATGATAATAATCTCTTGGTGACCGGGGCCTTATCGAGGAGAGACATGATCCCATTAACACTATTTTGCCGCTTGATCTCAGGGAGACTTTCATCATCCACCAGGCTACGATCTAACCCGGCCTCTTTTGCTGTTTTCTGTAGATCAGCTTCGGAGTCAGGGGTTCTATCCCCAATACCCAGAAGGTTACCATGTAGGGTTGCCGGGGTACTCTCAGGGTAGTCAGCGAGGGGGCCGGTATAGCTTAATACATCGGGACCAGCTTCTTCTGCTACCTCTACAGGGGCCTCGGGCACTGCGTCTACTTCAGGCACCACGGGGGCGGCAGGAGCGGTCTCGGTCGGAACTACCGGAGTACCGGGCGAGATCTCACGGTCTAAGTTATCGGTACTTAGTGCGGCATCTAGTCCGGTGCTATCTGGTCCTGTGTGAATTGGCATTTAAGCTATATTCTCCATACGTTTAGTTAGTCGTTTCGCTCGATATCCAACTTGATGATACCAGCTAGAATCTTTCATCTCAACAGCAGCAGTTTGGTAATCAGGAGGGCTACTGTGCAGGGCCTTAAACATCTTCTTAAAACCCTTTAAGCGAGACCGTCCCATGTTGAAGGCCATGTTGAACACAATATCTCTGGCCTCCTGGGCGACAGTCGCTCCCTTGAGCAGAAGGGTCGTGTCTTCTTCGGCGTCCACAAGATCCCCCTTGATCCAGGCATCTCGAACTTCTTGAGGTATCTTAGCCCCAAGGGGGTACTTGATCCGTTCAGAGCGTGTTAGTAAATGACCAACGCCGCCTGTAAGCAAGCCCAGACTGTCTCGATAGGTGACCTCTATGTCACGACCTTCGTCGGCAATGATTTGATTTACTTCCGAACTATTTTTTTTTTATTGACAAGATCATCCCCCTTCTTAGTTATATTCTTCCCTCCGAATGCTGCGTATAAGGCAGCAAGCTCTTGGTCATCTCTCTTTTGGTCAGCCTTAGCTTTCGCTACAGCCCCCTTACGTCGAGACTTAAGGGCAGCGTCTAGGGCCTTCTTATGAGCTTTCGAGGATTTCTGATAACCCTTCCAAATACCATTTAAGAATTTTAGAGCCCCGGCAGCACGTTCTCCGGCCAGTTTCTTCCTCTCAGGAGAACTCGCCTTGAACCGCCGTGCAACCTCGGCCTGTATGTCTCTCGCTTTCGGGGGCTTGCCTGTTATGCTGAGTTTCTCGAACCTTTTGGTGATATCATCAAAGATAGCCTTCTCCTCTGTAGAGGCGGATTTGTAGGCTTCCGCTGCGGTCTTGTTGTTCCGTGCGGCTTTTGTGGATAGCTTGATTGTAGCCTTACTCGTCAACGCCTTCTTAGCTGTATCTTGAGGATCAGCTTTAGACTTCTCATCGTCAGAGAGGTTACCTGGTATCTTGGCAGCGGCCTCGGCTTGCTTGGCGACACTGTCTCGGAACAACCTGGTAATAGTTGTCGGCGTGGGGACGATACCTCTTTCAGCGAGATGCTTAGACATCCGAGAAGTGGTATTGAAGTCGATACCTGTCTCGGCGGACATCGAAGCAAGGTGGTCTTTGTTTTCGGATGCGTAATCTTCGAGACTCGACTTACGGATGTCTCCTGCTGGATCAAACAGTGGTGTTTCCGTGGTGCCGAAGAAGGTGGCATCGTTGGAAACCTGTAGTCTAAGCAGGGATCTTACTACATCTTGATAGTTCTTTTGAGATAGTTTCTCTCCGTTCGCCACCCGACGCTCTAGCTCATCAGTCAACCGTCTATCGAAGTCGGAACGATTCTCGACAGTCAGACTACCAGAATCTATAGCCCGGGCGATCTCACCCTTAGCCGCCTTAGTGGCTGTATTGAGACTTGAGGCACGGCGGTTTGCCTTCTCGTCTTGGATACGATCCGCTTTCTTTTGTCTGGCAGTTTTACGGTTCTTCCCACTCACTAGACGCTGGGTTTCTTTCCACATCTGCCTATCTTCAAATGTCAGCTTCCTCATATTCTCTGGATCATCGAGGTCAATTGCCAAAAAGGCTGGCTCATCTTTGCTCCTCATTGTGGATAGTTCGCCTAGAAATGTCTTATTAGAGACACGAGGCTGCCCACTCGCCGTCGATTCCTAAGCTCAGCGACCAGTTTACTTAAGCCCTTAGTTTCTTGTACAATTCGCTTTTGGGCGGTAGTGAGGGGTTGACCGGTGTTACTGGCGCTTATGATATCTTTCATATGTTGCTTGTCGTTATCGTTTTTAGCACGGCGCTGTTCCATGTTATAAAGACGAGTTCGTTTAACAAGTTCTTCCCGGACTTTAGTATCGGGATGAGACCGTGCTTTGTCCAGCCGGAATGTTGCAGCATTCTTGCCCTCGGGAACAGGGGCCACCCTGATTGCATCTAGCGACTGATCGACGGCTTGACCGATTAACCCGTCGATTAGAAGAGATTTACTCTCACCCCTGGCTGCCGCAGTCATCGAAGAACCATACTTCTTGAAGTATTCTTGTGCTTCCTGAATACGTCCAGTCTCCTCTAGATTTTTAATAACACTACTGTGAGCCTGTGTGACGGCACCCTTTACTATTAATTCATACGCAGCAGGGTTGTTCGCTTGGGTAATACCCGCGCGTTCTGCAATCCTGGTTTGAGAATCTATAATTTCAATGATATTTCGAGCCACATTAGGACCGAATGGATCATTCAGTATCTCCTCATTAGCCATTTTAGACGTAGCAGTGTCCGTAATGTCGGCAGCGGTCTTGCGTTGACGGACTAAATGTGATCCACGAGAAGAGCTTGCACTAAACGCTGCCTTACCCGCAGCGGCATTAAACTTATCGAGTACACGTTGGTTAGCTCCCTTAGAATGTTTTGCAAGAGACTGCTGACTTCGCACCTTGTACTCTTCTGATCTATCGAGAGCAGTCTGGCCCGTTAAGTGTGCCCAGCCGTCTTTACCATTCTGCTGCTCCAACAGGTCCTTACGGTAGTTGAGAACACGTTGTTGTACATCGCGGTCCTCATCTTCTTTTTGATTATCTAAACCAATCTGAAAGAGTTGCTCCCCGGCCTTGGCAATGCCCTGACCAGCGGACTTCAGACCGGCCCCCCGGTCCCCGAAGGCACCTTCGGGGATATTAGTGCTTTGAAATACGTTTGCCGCCGCACTGGTTTGTACACGGTTTAGCGGGGCGCGTGGGACTTGAGCCATTTAGTATAATCCTTATAATCTAAGTCGAGTGGGTTTAGTCTTCCCAATTTAAGCCACCGCCGGTAGTGGATAAATAGTTCTGTGATGTATAGCTACTCGGGGTGAAGCCACCACCGCTAGGAGAGGACATCTTGCCCCACTTAGACGCTACTGAGCCGAACCCAGATGCGAGTGTTCCAAGCATTGCAAAACCACCGCCAGCATTACTAGCGGCCATAGAGTTTAGTTGTGAAGAGGCAGTGAAGTTCATCGCCCTGGCTTCAAGACCGAGAGCCTCACGTTCTGCATTACCCCTAATCGTTAAGGCATCTAGTTCACCAAGTGCGGCTGTGTCGGCCTCTAAGACCAGGGCGCTATCCGCCCCGACTAGGACACCGGCAGCAGCTAATGCAGCCTTCTGTGAACCCTGTAGGGCTTTACTCTTTTGTCTCTGTTGGTTAGCTGCTAACTCACCCCGTTTACGCGCATCTTCAGCATTACGGTTGGCGATGATAGCATTGTTTCGATCTACTGCTGCCTTGTAGTTGGCCTCGGATGCCTTCTGGCTGGCTGCTTGTTGTTGCCCCAGCATACTGGCTCCCGTGCCTACGACGGACATAATAAGACCGGCTGTTGCCATATCACACATTTTCGTTATCCTCTCTTGATTTCAATCTTGCACATACTGATATTGGTCCGGGGGATCACTACACCGGGGGAGACTGTAAATCCACATCTCTTAGCCCAGCGTAGAATACCGGTACACCGTTCAGGAACGTAGTTTGTTAAAGTGTGGTATTCTTTCAACCAATAGTCTAAACCAACCTTTGTTGCTTTTACGAAGTCACGCTTGTATTTTAACACCTTAGACGTAGTGAGGAGGAAGGGGTAAGCCTTACCACTCAGTAAATCCGGAACCTTAATTCCAAACATTCCCAACATATCACCGTCATCGTCTGACGCTACCCAAACCTCATGGCTGTCTGTAACACACTTAGCCACAGCCTCTTCAATGGAACCGGTAAAGGTTACGGCCTGTAGCTCCTTAAGAACCTCGGGCTGTAGGTTGTCTGCAATACCTTTAACATGGTCTAGGGTAGCGAGTTCAAACTTATACATCTGACAGGTCACCTATGAAGATCTCAGGAATGATCGCAACAATATTCAACGGCATAGGGTCCTTCTGTCGTACTAGAATCTTACCGTTAGAGTTCCAAGTGGGCTTGAGCGTAATGGTCTTCTGCCCTGTTAGTAATCTCGTGGGTTCACCAAGTCTCTCGAACTCACGTTGTTTCATCTCGACTAAGGCGGTAGATCCTAACTTCAATCTACCGGTGACAGGGCCTACAATGGCCCCACGCGAAGCATTGAACTTAACCGTCACATTAGCGATCTTCTTTGGAACCCCTTGGACTGTGTCTCTAGTCTTGGGTTCGATGTCTAAGGTCTCAATGTCTGTCACATAAGGGAGGCCAACATGGGCGCGACTGTACTCTCTGCTATTGGGGAACGTAATAGATCCCCCGGTCACTACGAGTCCTCGTGAGACATTACCATCTAGGTTAGCCACTAGGGTTTCCCCTTCAAGGTGATCAAGACCACCGACCGCGAGGACCGCCCCACGGACATTACCGCCAGACTTATAGGCGTTCCAGGTAGTTCCATCTGTAACCGGATGAGCGGTTCCAGCAGTGGTGTATGTCGTATAGCCGCTAGTGTCCTGCTCGATAGTGAACACACGGGCGGATGTAACAGCCTTAACTGCGTGTCCGTTACCGTTGAGTTCCGTCATACCTTGGATGTCGTGGAAGTGAACCTCGTCACCCACGGCTAGGTTGTGATCTACAACCGTTGTAAAAGATCCATCACCAGCTTGGGTGATAGCGTTTATCTGAATACCGCTAGTGCTGGCTATCTCAAACGTGTTAGCTGTAGCTTCAGCGATCTTGTACCGACCGATAGCTTGTATGGGCTGTGTATCGGTGTAGTGAACATCCGTAGTTGGTGCCCAGACAATACCTTCGATATCGACTAGATCACCGTCTGCGAAGTTCGATCCTGTAGCTGTAATGACCACAGGGGCAGCAGCCGTAGAGGCCGTGATCGCGAACGGTGTGTCTAAGGTTAACCCACAGTCCACATAGAAGGCATCTGCCGGGTCAGAGGATGTCATCTGGTCGGCCAGCTTCTCAACGTAGTACGAAGTGTTGCCATTGATCTCTCGTTTGACAACCATGTAGACTTGATCTTGTGTTCCGGTAGTCGCGTGACTAAGACCAGACACACGCTGGAACCAGCCGTCTGTGCCCCATGTCGTCCAGGCAATGACTTCTTGTTCGTTATCATAGGTGTAGGTTAGCATAATGCCGTCATCACGGACCATCATAACTCTGACCTCTGGAGAGATCATACTGTGCCAGTCGGTGATCGTATTATCTTGTAATAGGTGGTTGGCTAGTAAGCCGATATTCGTACCAGTGTACCCATCCAGTTGGAACGAATACCCTAGACTACGGATTATTGACTTGTTTTCTTCGACAAAGAATGTAATATTCCCTACACTCTGTGGCCGTAGGTGACTACATCCCCAGAAGGACTGAGGCTTTTGCTTGATAGTAGCAAGCTCGAAAGCTGAATCGCCGCCCGAAGAGACCAACCACTCAGACCCACTGGTCAAGACCAATAGATCATTCTGTGGCACAAAGTGCCTAATCTCATTCACTTGTCGTGAAGCTAGTGTGGTCGAGAAGGAGTCAGAGGCAGTTGCAGGAACAGCCGCAGACATATTCTTCCTGTCGGCAATCCGTGAGTAGTACACAGTATCGGGCTTGTTCAAACTACCACCGAAGCTTTGACGCTGTTGGAAGTAGCTGGACGCACCGGGATAGGTATCAGTTAGACTCATAGGGTCACTGAAGATAGGTGGACCGATACTGGAGTCGGGGGCGAAGTTCTCGTCTAGGAAGGAGTTCGTATGGCTCTCGCCTATCAGGCCCCAGATGCCCTGTTCTCTCCGGTAGATCGCGTACTTCTCAGCACCCGCTGTTGTAACCCAAGAGATCGTGTTGTCTTCTGTCTCGGCACTTACATCAGTGAGCCATGAGGTCTTATTCGCGACACCAGCAGATGTGTACGTTGTATACGATGTGCTATCGATACCTAACAGGGTGATCGTATTAGCATCACTGGCAGTCACTGCGAAACGTCGAGCATTAAGCTCCACCATACCGCCGAGACTGTCGAGTTGGATCTCATCACCGTCTGCGTAGGGATGGCCCGTGACAGTTAGGACACAGGGGTTGGCCTTGGTAGCGGCTGAAACAACCCAGCCCTTCTTGTAGGCATCACCAGCAGAGCTGTATGTCGTAAAGGCTGTGCTATCCGTTCCAGTGAGTTCAATTGTGTTTGTTGCTTGATTAGCGACGACGTATTCATTCCCGTTAAGCTCGGTCATACCGACAACATCTCTGATCGTCACCGTATCGCCATTTAGGAATGAATGACCAGTAACCGTAACCACACATGGGTTGGCCTTGGTGGCTGCACTAATAGTGAAAACTGAAGTTGCTAACCCGGTAAGACTTTCCTCAAACGTGCTTTGTGTAAGAGCCGTAACAGCATATTCTCTGGTCTCAGACCCCGCTACGTTGACAACTACCCGGACACCCTCTGGCTCAGTCTGGTTTGGAGTGAACACAACGGTGGCTATAGTCCAACTAGCATGACCCGCACGGGTAAGATCCTGTGCAGGGTAAGAGGCATGGGTCAGTGTCATCGTATCGGATGACTGTGTAAATTTGACATTGTCGAGGTCAGCCGTAGCGTAGGGCGTGACTATCTCGTATATGGAGGCAACAGATCCACCCGTAGTCTCAGCAGCCCAAGCCGCACCGGCAACATCTAAGCCGTCAACTTGATTCTGTAGACTGAAGGTGTTAGCACCCAATTTGGTGATCTGATAGCGGTTGCCGTTAAGCTCTGTCATCTCTGTCATACCGGTGATCTGTACTTCGTCTGTACTGACCAGGCCGTGTGAGGTCTTGGTGATGACAACAGGGTTAGCTGCGGTAGCTGTGCAGCCTGTGAGAGCAGTATTCGTAACATAGGCATCAGCACGGATAACCCGCATATACAGGTTACCGAACTCAAGCATGTATTGATCTGAAGCTTTAAATTGGAAGGGGATCAGGCGTGGGGCGTAGGTGTGTTCCTTACACTGCCCGATAAAGAGAGTACCTGGCCTATTGCTGACACCGCCGTAAGGGTGGATGTTAGCATTGTAGGCTTTAGCGAGAGCAACATGGTAGGCAGACGTATCCACCCGACCGTAGATTGAGGGGCCGACTTCACCCTTAGCAAACGATGGAAAGTTTAGAATAGGCATTATTCTCTCCCCCGAATCGCCTCGGCATCTTTCGGTTTAGCTTCCTGTCGTTCATTAGCATCGAGAGCAGGAGCATAACGTAAAAGCTGTGAGGCACGGGCTTCTAGGTACTGGGCCAGCTTAGTCTTCCCGGTTAGTGGGAAGGCTATGTGAGCGGCTAGAGTGGTCGCTAGGGCTTCAATGAACCCCGGTGTGTAGAGGAGCGGATTAGTGCTTGTCTTGGTGTAGATGGCGGTAGCAGATCCGAGATCGGTAAGGATCGACTTAGTCCCATTCGTCGAGAGTTCGACAATAAAAGGGATAGGGTCGGCATCCTTACCGAGGGGCCGTTCAAGCTCCCGAACTTTAATACTATCAACTGGATAGATGTAGCGATATCCCCAGTCAGCGGATGGATCGTCTACATGGTCAGCAAGGACCGCCCTTGAGTGAGCGAAGGTCCAAGAATACGAAGCCAGAACCTGATCCCTTGAGTGATCTAGCCAAAGGTTACAGGCATTAGCTTCTGCACTATTCTCGGTCAAGCTTTCAATGGTAGAGTCTAACCCCGCCTTAGAGAGAGCAAAGTTTGCTATCTGAACTGTGGATATACTCATTTACGGGTTCCTACTTTAAAGGTTTTTTCTTAGCGTCCTTAGCTGCACGGGCATGGGCCATGCGATCTCGTTGTATGTTTAACGTCTTTAGCCGTTGTTCTTCTGCGTCGTCGAGGGTCTTAACCTCACGGGCAGCGTCATCACGGTCTGTATCATAAGCTTTGATATCAGTTTCAACAGGTTCAATCTTCTCTTCTGGGATGTCTTTAACGATCTCAGCAGATGGTGGGAGATAGGGCTTAAGGTTATCTGGAACCTCATGGACTCCCGGCTTATAGCGTCGGCCACTGACAGATTGGATCTTGTCTTTCTGAACAACGTCGGTCGGGGCAAACCAGGTATTCTTAAGTTTCACTAACATTTAAACCTCTATATAAATTCAATGGAGAGAATGGGGGGGAGCCTTATCCCCCCCTGAGTCTCTAACTACTAGTTAGAAGCATCCGCATAGGACTTGTTACCATGTGGATCAATCGTAAGAAACGCGCTGTATGTACCAGCAGATGTCGTAGCAGTACCGACAATTGCTTGTAAACCAAGATAGCGTTCATAGACTGTACCTTCAACAGGTAACGGAAGAACATACGTTTTGCCGGCAACCAAAACGGCTTCAGCAATAGCGCCTGTGTCAACGTGACCAGAAGAAGTAGTAGCGTGGATAGTAGCACTGTCGTCCGACCGTAAACGGAATTGGACAGTGGATGACGAACCGACAACAGCAGCATCGATCTGAATTACCAGATAGAGAGGTTGACCATTACCGAGGTCGCGACCAGCAACACCTAGATCGACTTGATTAGTCGCTAAGTAGGTCCCAGCCGCTTGGCTGATGTCTTGAGCATCAGCAAACTCCAATGTGGAATCAATTATCATTTTGTATTCTCCTAAGTGTTATGGGACTAGCTAATCGCTGCTTCGTCTGCCGAGAGGGCATCGCAACGTCTGATGGGGATACCGTGGAACTTCTCAGTCCAACGCATGTCACCAACAGTTTGGTCCGAAGTGATAAAGCTAGAGGCACCGTCTGTAGCAGTTTGTTGAGCAACCATCGTCGCCATGTCGCGAGACATATAGAACACAGGTTTGCCGCTTGCTAAATTCGGAATCTTACGCATAGCTTCAAACATCAACTGCGTCAGGTAAGCACCAGTCGCATGTGAGGCCAAGAGAGCCGATTTGTCGATGTTAGCAATACGAACAACATAGCGCCAATCACGAACCGTGAGGCCAGCATCAAGACGATAATGTGTACGATAAGCTTCCATACGACCGCCGGAGCCATCAGCATCTTCGATGGTGACGACGCCTTTGTCGGAAACTTTAACACCAGCAACTGAGCCTTTAGGAATGATACCATGAACTTTAGTATCGCCCCAAACAACAAGCCATATCGAGCCATTGTCTGAACCAGAACCGGCAGCATCGATGATGTTGTCACCATTCTCAGCAGTCGTCAGGTTAAAGCGAGGAGCCAAGCCCGTAAAAGCTTCAGGTTCGGTGCCTTCGTTACCGTAGAAGATCGTAGAAGCCAACTCTTGACTCATACCTTCTAGGAAAGCCCGGTCTTCCGACATGCGGAAAGCCGTTGTGTTACCGTTGAGGTCGGCAAGAGCTTTGTCGATCTCGGCATATGCTTCGAGCATACCGGTGTTGTCTGTCACTTGGACGGACGTTGATTTAGCGGGTTGAACGCCCTCATACAGCTTGCGCCATGTGGGTGCGGGAATGCCGGAACGAATAGTCGTCCGGTGACCTGTCTGAAGGTTACCTTCGACGAAAACCATATCGTCCAAGATTTCATTGGTTTCGTTGAGAATTTCAACAACGTCAGCAATGCTTCCGTCTGGGTCGGTTCGCTTGGCAATGTCAAGCAATGTTGGATTAGTAGCCGATAAAGCAGCCATTTAGTTATCTCCTATTTTTTCATCGTGGGATACATACGGTCAGCAGCGGTCGTATTCGAAGCTGCTGTGGATGTACCTTGAAGAATGTTATGTTCCTTGACGACGGCTCCAACTTTAACTAAGAACCGTAACATCTCGGGGTGATTACCTACGCCCGTAGATTCGAGCATATTGTCGAATTCTTCACCGCCGAAAGCTTCTTTGCCTTCTTTGGCAATGGAGATGTTCTCTTCGAACTTAGCTCCACCGAATTCCTTATCACTCTTTGCGGAAGCTGCCCATTCATCCATAGTTTTAGACCATGTATCGCTGGCATTCTTCATATCTTCTGCCGCTCGTTTAGCCTGGAAGTCAATTAACTTCTGGGCATTCTCTTGTGACAGATTCATTTCCTTAAAGATACCACTAGCTTCATCCATAGTAGCTGGATCAACAGTGACTCCATCAGGAACCGCAAAGTCTTCGTACTTCTCAGGAGCGTCCTCTGGCTTGTCGGCTACGCCGTCCTCACCTTCTGTAGTCGTCCCTTCTTTAGTGTCGTCTGGCTTTTCTGCACCTTCGTCAGTCTTGGGGCTTTCCTTAGCCTCGGGTTCAGTGATAAGGGTAGTCTTATCGACTCCCTCTTGAGTTTCTTCTGTAGCTTCATCGCTACCTAAGATAGTTTCTTCACCCACTGTATATCTCCTGTAAAGTTGCAGTTAAAATTATGTGTACCATTAGGTCCTACCAACGAATTCTGTAGATAACGATTCTTTATCAAACAAATACCATGCACAGTTGTCCTTGCCTGTCATATTACCAAACCACTTGATTCGCCCCACACTCACGATCTTTTTGCATAGAGGCATATACTCACGACTCTGTTTGGTATGCATCCAATCTGCATCAAAAAGTAGCCATGTTGGTTTAAATTTTATAAAATGTTCAATCATTGGATGAAGC